GATTCAGTAGAAGTTGAATCATATAAATTCAAAGCATATTGACTAGCATATGATAATTTCTTTAATTCAACAAAAGCTTCAAAAGGTTTAGCTGGTGCTGTTACGGTTGTATTCATCTTAACTTCTTTCAAACGATTAGTTAAGTATGTGTAATCGTTTAAAGTTAATGTTTGTATATCATCATCAACTGAATGTGTTAAGTATGTTTTTAAGGCAGATTCTGTACCACTATCATATGTAACAGTTACAGAACTACCATCAAGACAGCTCCACATTTTTACTACACCAGACCTATTAACTTGTCCAATGTACTGTTCACCTTCATCTCTATAATAATGAAACCATTTACCATTGGTATCTGAATTCATGTTAGTTCCAAGTAACACACCACCTGGTCGTTTCATGAGTCCATAAGTGACGTCAGGAAATGCGTTATTGAGTTTTCTAACTTGGCCTGGCATCTTTAATTCATCAGGCTGTTCTGAAATACCTCCTATATAATTAGGTATTTGTTGTGTAATACTTGCCATCAGCGTGCTAAAACTACATAAGGTTGGTAAGGTGTATAGTTACTTTTCTCAGGTAGTCCTAAGTAAGAGAAATCACCTTGTTGACACTCATACTCTGTACAAGTCGCACGTGTCTGAGCTTCTTGTATCTGTAAAAGTTGAACAAGTTGTGGGTTAGAGACTAATTGAGTGGCAGCTCTAACAGAAGCTCTGGCTATTATATACCTTTTAAATGGACTAGGTAGATCTTCATAAGGCCATAACCATAGTATATCTAAATAGGCATCGTTATCGAATTCAAAGGTTTGACCAATTGTATCCCATAGCTTACCTGATCTTCTAACTAAATTTTTGTCTCTGTTCTCATCGTCTCTATGTAAATCATAACTCAATACATTAGCTGGTATACTGATGTGCTTACTAGTATCTGGTTCTATCTTTACATTATATTCTTTATTAAATACCCAACCTTCATTCTGTACGTCTTTATTAACTTCCGTTAATATATTATATATAAATGAAATTTCTGGGTTAGCCAAAGTGTTAGCTATTTCTTTTTCTCTCCATATTCTAACGCTAGCGCCGTTACCAGGTGCGGATGTGAAGGTCAATACATTACCACTTATGGTGAATGCAGCTGTTTCTACACCATCAACTGATACTTTTATTTCACTATCAGCTGACCTTGATATATCAGCTATAGATGCAATAGGTGTGGTATCAGAACCATCACCAGCGCCTAATAATTCTCCTGTTATTTCTGTTATCGCTCCAAGTGTTGTAACCGGGGACTGACCAATAGCACCCAGAATTGAGTTCACTGCGGATAGTTCGGTATCGGTGTCAATAGTAGTGGGGATTGCCATAGGTATAAATATTTGTGAATAAAAAAAAAGGGGGGCGTGAGAACCCTCCCTTTTTATGTGTAAAAGTAAACTTAGAATGCAGCGTCGCCTGAAGAACCAACATATAGTTCAACACAAGCAGCTGGGTTTAGATAATCTGCACCCATTGCTAGACGTCCAAGTATAACATCACCCTGATAAATCACGGAGACATCACCTGAAGTTGTTTGAACTTGAGGTCCAATAGCTTCAACAACACCTGCGCCTTCCTTCTGGAAGATAAGGCCACAAGATCCAGCAAAGTCATTAGCCTCACCGTAGTTGTTGTTAACACCTGCAACATTGAAAGTACAAGCTACACTAGACTGAGCAGTAGTTAGTGCAGAGTCCGTAAATGTAAAGGCGTCTGCAGTAGTAACAGTAACTGTGTAAGTACCAGAAGTAGCAGTACCTGCAGTAGCATTGAATACTACCTTATCGCCAGTAGTAAGACCATGAGCTGTTTTGGTAACTGTTGTTAGTCCTGATGTAACTGTTCTTACATAAGTACCAGCCTGACTACCAGCTGCAGAATCCATAGATTGACCTACGAATGATCCAGCGTTATCGATAGTATTAGCAGTACCGAACTTACCAAGGAATGGTATGTTCATAGACTTGAAGATCTTGATTCCAGCAATCGATACAACGCCTGTACCAGACTGTAGTCCAGCACCTTGTACGTCACGATTGATGAGTCCGCTATCACCAGTCTCTTGGATTAGTGCATAGTACTGTCTTGGGTTAAGAACAGCAACACGTCCATCTTGGCTCACACCCTTCTCATCTAATACAGCAGCAGCATTAAAGAAAGCGGTAACTAAGTTACCTGCATTAGTTGCGTTAGCATTACTGTTACTAGCATTTACTTGGATCTGAGTTCCACCTGGTTCTACATAACCTGAGGCAGTGATAGGTGAAGCCTTACGAGCACCACGAGCAATAGCTCTGAAGATCTTACGATCATAGTTTTCAGCAAGAGCATAACCAATCTTACGTGAGATTTCTCCTCTCAAATCGTAATGAGCAAGCGTCTCATCTAGGTCATAGACGAATGCAGAGCTGATTAAAAGATCATCCATTACGATGGTCTTCTCAGCTACTGGAGGTGACTTGTCATCATTACCTAAGATAGGTGTACCAGGAGTATGGTACTCAGATTTCATGCGTCCTGTGTAGATGAACTGCAATGATTTGCCGTTCTTCAAGGTACGCTTCGTGACTAGATCACGAGCAATTGTGTTATGTTGGAAGCCTTTGAACATCTCTCCTGAAAACAGTTTCAAATAGAGAGCATACTTATCAGCAGCACCATCATAACCTACGCCGGAAGATAGATTGGCTCTACCTATACCGACTTGATTAGCATTAGCCATTATAAAAAAATAATTGTATTGTTAACTTTCTTACGCGTAATTGTTTGATCAATTGTGTGGTCTTTCCCACCGTCTAGACGGCAAAGGGTATCCTGCGTACAGGGCCAGTGCCAATGAAAGGGAGGTCCTACTCTGAGGTGCCTCCCTTCCTACTCAACCTTTTTCTAATGGTTGAGCTTCTCTCTCCTCATCTACTCCAGGCGGTTGTTGGTCGCTAGGTAATGTGTCAAGAGGAGGATCTTTAATTTCAGGTTGATAACCATACGGTGTTACCTTTGCATTGTCCATTAAATTCCTCATGTAAGTTTTAATTCTAATTGATAATCATCTACTTCAGTGTAGAAATAATCAACTTGTATTTCCTTACGTCTATGAGCCATGTAACGTGTACCATCCTCTCTTTCATACCAGAAAGTATGGTCATGTGGACTCAATAACAGCATTTCGACGATAGGGTAGAACGGATTGTGTCCGATCTCTTCTGCTGTTTTCATTATCAGAAGCTATACTTCGCTCCAATCTTGGTACCCCAAGCATTATCTTCGTTAGTATCTGAGTCAGCAGTGAGTACTGATAGCTCTCCGTAGAAGTCAAGCTTCTCGGTAGCAGCTACGTTTGCACCAACCTTACCAGATAGTCTGGTATCTGAGTCAGCTCCATCAACAGCTACAGCTGCGGGGCCACCCTGTACATAGTATCCAAGCTTATCAACAGCGCCTTCATAACCAACATGGAAGTCAGTTACAGCAGATTGGTAATCGGATCCTGTATAAGATGCGTTGCTCTCCACGTTCACGTAGACTCCGGCGGAAGCCGGTACGGCAACGAGTGTGGAAGCGAGTGCTAGTGCTAATGTTTTCATTAATAAAAGTTAAGTTATCTTTGTATAAGGCACGCCGCGATACTTTAGTTGGATCTTTTTTTGCATGGATCTTCTCCTTAGTACCACACCCCCGTTCCATGATGTGGTTTCATGCGTTCCATTAAGGAATGAACGGACGCGGTTGCCTGTGGCTTCTACTGATTCGACTATCGAGCCGCCTTTATTTTAGAATTGTACGTCAGATCTATCTAATTTCTCTATAACGTCTTGTCTATATGCTGGATCTCTATCATATCTAGGATCAGCCATAGCTTCTACTAGTTGAGCCTGGCTTTTGAATACATCTCCACCAGATTTAGTTGATTTACCTGTTAACATTCTACCCTCATAACCATTTGCTTCGTCATACTGTGCTTTGATTCCTGATAAGGCTAGCTTGATTGCATTTAAATTACCAGTTTCTAAAAGGCTATCATAACCTTGTATACTATTAGTATCTAAATTATTAGCAGCCCATTGAGTAAGTTTATTGTACTCTGATTCACCGCCAGCAGCATTTCTTATAGTAGTAATATCTGCATCAGACATATCTACTGATTCAGCAGTTTGAGTATAACCAGATTCTGCCGAACGTCCAGCTAGATAAGCATCGATTGAACCACGTGAAAGTCCTGCCCCTTCTAAAGAAGAGTACATTTCATCAGTGATCGTACCATTATTATTATGGAAATGCTCACTAATAGCCCAAGGATCTACATTAGATTCTTTGAATACCTCACCTAGTTTATCACCGTAAGCTTCGTTAACTGAATCATAATTAACAGCACCATCTTCTAGATAGTATTGAGGTTCATCAGTTGTCTCTGCTTTAGATTCTGTATCAGGTTCTGCTTCAGTACTTTCAGTACCTTGATCACCTAGTTTCTTTTCAAGTTCAGCGTAAGCTTTCTCTAGCTCCTCAGCATTTTTATATTTACCAGCAAGAAGTTCTCCCTCTTGCTTTTGCATCTCCTCACCAACCTGTAGAGACTCTTGCTCATCAGGTGTAAGGTTATCTCCCTGGGTTACTGTATCAGAACCGGGATCATATGTTAGTGTTTCTGCCATACTATTCTTGTGGTGGTAGTTCTACTCCATCGTTCTCTATACTGTTAGCTAGGGTAGCATTCTTAGAAGGATCTATCATAGGAGATGAGGCTAGCTGACCTGCTTGTCCTATTAAAGCTTGTTGAGCTTGTGCTTGTTGAGCTTGTGCTGCTTCTTGTTGTAACTGTTGTTCAGTCTTAACAAGATTCAATACATCAATACCTTGTGCAGCTGCCAATCTCTTGATAGCTTCTGAAGGATTAATGTATTGCATCAAAGCTTCTGGTCCTAATGTCTGAGCAATAGTACTTATAAATTGTGTAAGACTTTCTCTGTCTTGACCACGACCTAATGCATTGACTCCGGCTACTATAGAAGGACGTACCAAATCTTTGGGTAGTTTTGGTATCTCATTTCTACGTTGTAGTACGAGAAGTGTTCTGTTTAAATATGGTACTAGGAATTCAACAGTTAGCAGTGAGAAAATACCACCGAGTTGTTGCTCTAGTTCCAGTTGTGTTAATCTAACTTCTTCAGCTGTAACACGTTCAGCATTTCTTACATTCATTAATAAGAATGCGTCACTTAATCTCCGCTCAATCTGTTGAGCCATGTTAGCTGCAGTTGAGAAGTCGGCTGTCTTACCAACTTGTACCACTGCAACATCTTCAGGTCTACCCTGAATGATTGCACCGTTACCAGATTTCGCTAGAGTAGCTGGTTTAGTAGTTGACGATGGTGATACAAGGAAGATGACTTTAGCAGCTGCTGCAGAGCCTTCTACGAGGGCCTGAGAGAGTCCTTCAAGTGACTTAAGATCACCAATGAATTCTTCTACTCTACCTCTTCCATAATCTTCACCATCTACTGTATTGAATCGGAGTACCAACCATGGACTTGCATTCTTAGGTGCTGTGCTTCTAGTACCAGGGATGATTAAACCATCAACCTCTTGATACCAAACCCAACGACCAGATTTCTCATCCAATTTGACACAGGTGTATACCTCAACGTCGTCTCCATTCGAACCTGTTTCGTCGACCACAGTACTGGGGTCAGGTTCAGGCAGTTCGAAGTCTAAAACCTTACGACTTATTAGTTCTTTAGTTACTATTTCTAATACGTTACCGCTACCATCTCGATTGACAACATATCTGTTCAAAGGGAAGTTCTTTAATCCATCCTTACCCATAAAGATAAGAGCATTACCACCTACAATGAGGTGCTTCAATGCTTGATGAATTACAACTCTATCACTTGAAGCAGCAATGTATTCCATGACCATTCTCTCCATCTTAGAGAAAGATAGGTCAAGTTCACTGCGTATTTCAGGTGGAATATCTTCCCCAATTTTATCATCTCTAACCTGTAGTTTGAAAAAGGTGGTTTGAGGTGGTAGTAAAGCTAACATTAATTTAGCTGCTAACGTTACTACACACTTCGCACCAACACTTTGCCAAGGAGTTTTAATCCTTTTATGGTTAGGATGTGAACTTAAATCATTGTCAATTAGATAGGGCAACGTGAGTTCAGAACATTCAACAGCGGTTGTTAAGAACTGATTCCTACCGCTGGATAATTTGTTGTACCTCTCACGTGCTGTATTCATACGTTAATTCCTCCACCAGTGGCACTAGTACCAGTATTTACTTGAGGATCTCTATTAATTCTCAAACCTTGGGTGCCTTGCGCTTGTTGATTACCTTCCTTTTTACTCTTAGCATCACGAACCTTTGGATTGATG